GTAAGCCGCGATCTTGGGATTTGTAGTGGGTGTATTTCGTGCCGGGGGTGAGCAGCAGCCAATCCGTTGGGGCATATTCAAATTTAAAACCAGCAGTGAATTCGTTGCGTTTACCTTTGCGATTACCCGAGCGGGCGGAATTGGACATACGACAAATTCCTTGATAATCCTTATCAACACAAGAGTATGTGCGTGTTTCCGTAGTATCGGTTGATGGATTATCATAGCCATAAGCATTAATGGAAGACACGTCATATTTATCCCAAAGTTCATACACATTAGTGCTGTCCAACGTTTCGCGTCGATAATTAGCCATCACGCTTAAGCGCAATTTCGGTGTGAGATCCATAGCATTGCTGAAGGTGATTCCCATGTGATTATCACGGGCAAATTGTACTTGTGCCGGTTGGGTATTGAAAATACCGTCCACGTTTTTAAATTGTGGATTTTTCATGTAGGTATCAATTTTTTTATTATAAATCTCATAAAGCCGATTCATGATCCGTTTCTGTTCTGCCTCGTCTTGGATTTCATCTATTTTATAAGCTTTTTCGCCAATTTCTGTAGCCAGTTCAGTTTGACTCTCTACCGTAAGTCTGCTGAAATTCATATCACTGAACAAAATATCGCCAGGCGAACCGCCGGAGGTATTGGTTGCCGTGGTGTTTCTCACTGCCCAAACGCCCATTTTTAAATCGACCCATTTATTATCAGGTGGGTTGTAAGAAAATTCCACACTGCCGGTTTTTTGCCTTACATCGGCAAGGGGCCATTCCGCCACCGTCTTATTGGTGGAAAAGTTATAACCCAAGCGTGAAGGCATAATGTCACCGTAATTGATTTTAGTGTTACGAAAATTAGCGGATGTAACCAATCACTTAAAATGAGAAACAAAGAAACAAATAGGGATTTGGCGGAATTTTTCGGGAATAAGTGGGATGGATTTAGATAAAACGGGGCTTGGCGGTGTGCCAGCCCCTTTTTTATTGGTATAAAAATAGAAATAATGAAATGGGAAAAATTTTCTAAAACCTGCCGATTTAACCGCTAAAAGTGAGAAACATCAAAAGCGATTTAAATTCGGTTTAAATTAAATCATGACCGATAAAAACTACTTGCCCCATCACTTCAAAATTTGCGTTGTCTTCAAACATCAATTCAATCGGGGCGTAAATTGCCTTATTGTCACTAATCAAGCGAATGCCGCCAGGAATCCCCTGCACGCGTTTAACCCAAAGCTGATCGCCTGAACGAATTACATAAATCTGCCCATCACGTGGCATAGTCATAGCCCGGTTGATTAGCAACATATCACCATGATGTATTGTCGGGGTCATGCTATCACCGGAAGTTAAAATAAACGCCAGTTTATTCTTTTGAAGGCCGCGTTGTTGCAACCAGCGTGCGCTTAGCCCCACAAAATCATCAGGTTCATACACGTCATCATTAAACGCCCCAAAGCCTGCGGATGCAAAGGTGTTATAAAACGGCACATTAACAAGCTCATTCATTTGTTTTGGTGTATTACCATCATAAGGCGCAGATGATTCAGCAATATAATGATCTTGAGATACATATTCAGGATAAAACCCCAATGCTTTCTGAACCCCTTCAGGAAATGATGAATAATGATATTCAAACGTTTTTCCTTTCACGCCGTCACGCTGGCGTTTTTTCCACCCCTCTCTCTCTGCCTTCTTAACAATCCCTTTATCAGATGATGGTAGAGGCAAATTCAAATTTTCATCCATGAGTTCTTTTATAGAGAACCACTCTTTGGAGTTCTTCATAAAAACCCTTGTAAGGAACTCAATTCGTTTCAAGCTGTGAGAATCTAACCTGTTGACATATAAGGAACTGCCAAAAAATTAAATTTTTTTGAAAAGAACTATTGAGTTCCTTACAAAATAGTTGTATAGTTCTTTTCAGTTACTCACAAGAATAAGTTTAACGTATTAAGTAAAGTCGTAAGGATAGCACATTATGAAAAAGAGTAAAAAAAATATGCATAGAGCATACATCATTGCAGCAATTAGAGAGAAAGGTAGCACCTTAGCACAACTCTCTATTGATGCAGGTTTACACCCTAGAACACTAGGAAATGCTTTAGAGCGTAAGTACCCGAAAGGAGAAAAAATTATTGCTGACTTTATTGGTATTCCTCCTCAAGAAATATGGCCTGAACGTTACTAGTTTGTAAGGAAGTTTTATGGAAACTTGGTTCTCTATTCAAGAGCTTTTAGGGCTTCAATCTTTGCCTAGTTCCGACCGTGGAATTATGAAAAAAGCAGACAGAGAAAATTGGGAAAAACGCCAACGTGATGGCATTAAGGGAAGAACTTACGAATACGCCTTCACCTCTCTCCCACAAGAAACCCAAGCAGAGCTTTTATTAAAACAAAGTGCGGTGGAAATTCCTGACGTTTCAGAAACTACTAAAGAATTGAATTACCTTCCCGAAGTGATTTGGAAACCCTTTGATAAGGCGACCGAAAAACAAAAGGAAGATGCTAAAGCAAAACTTATCCCATTGCACAAATTAGATGATTTAGTGCGCCACAACGTGGCATTGATGATGGCGTTAGACATGGTTGCGCTTGAATTTGAGGTGGCGAAAGGCTCCCTTAAACGCTGGTATTACAAAGTGCGGTCGTTTGAACGCTCTGATTGGTTGCCGTTGTTGTTAGATAAACATAACAACAAAAAAGCCGGCAAAGAAGCAGAGTTCACACCGGAAGCGTGGGAAGCCTTTAAAGCAGACTATTTCCGCAACGAACGCCCACAATTCGGCAGTTGCTACGAACGCTTAAAACGTGCCGCCCGTGAAAACGGATGGTCGATTCCATCGGCAAGCGGCGTAAAACGCAAAATTGAACGTGAAGTGCCGAAATTGGTGCAAGTGCAATTACGCGAAGGTGATCATGCGGTCATGCAGTATTACCCATCAATGCGCCGCACAGTGGCGGAAATTGAAGCCCTTGAATGGATCAACGGCGACGGCTACCAACACAACGTCTTCGTGCGCTGGCATAACGGCGAGATTGTCCGCCCTAAAACCTGGATTTGGCAAGACATTCGCACTCGTAAAATCTTGGCTTACCGTGTGGATTTAAGCGAAAACAGCGACACCATTCGCCTGAGCTTAATGGATTTGATTTGGAAATATGGCATCCCGAAAAAATGCACCATTGATAACACCCGTGCGGCGGCAAACAAATGGATGACCGGGGGCGTAAAAAATCGTTATCGATTTAAGGTAAAAGAAGACGATGTGACAGGGATTATCCCGCTGTTAGGCATCGAATTATTGTGGACTTCCGTGCAATTTGGCAAAGGGCATGGACAAGCAAAACCAATTGAACGTGCGTTTTCGCACGGTGGTTTAGGCGAGTTAGTTGATAAACACCCAAGTCTTGCAGGCTTTTACGCAGGCGAGAACGTTTATAACAAGCCCGACAACTACAACGGCGGGAAAGACGGCGTGGATTATGGCACATTCATCATGGCACTTGAAGACGGCATTCGCACCTTTAACGAACGCGAAGGCAGACAAACCGAAATATGCCAAGGCATTTACAGTTTCAGCCAAGTGTTCGAGCGTGATTATGCCAAGGCGCAAATCCGCAAAGCCAGTAGCGAACAAATGCGGTTTTTAATGTTGATGAGCGAAGCGGTAAGCATTAACAAAGAAGGTAAATTCAGCTTAAAAGTAGGTGGCAAAGTCAATGGTGGCTTTAATGAATACACCGCCTTTGATTTGATTGCCAGTCAACACCGCAAAGTAGTGGTGAAATTTGACCCGGCAGACTTACACAACAAAGTGTGGGTGTACAGCTTAGAAGGTATGTTCTTAGCCGAAGCCGAATGCACTAGTGCGAAAGCCTTCGGCGACAAAGCCGCAGGACGCGAACACGACAAAGCACGCAAGCAATTCGTGAAAGCGGTGAAAGCCCAAGCTAAAGCGCAAATCAGCATGAACGCGCAAGAAGCGGCACGTTATCAGCCTCAATTTGAGGAAGAAGACGCACCGGAGCCGAAAATCATCGAAATGTTACAACGCGAAGGCACAACCATGCGCAAAGTGGCCGTAGAACTGGACGATGAGGAATTAAACGAGTTTGAACAAGGCTGGCAAAAATGCCTTGAAATGATGAAAAAGGAAAAGGGGCTTTAAGCCACATTTAAGGAGCACAAAACATGACTTTAATTGAACAAATCAAACCATTGTTAGACAGCGGAACCTACTTTCAGCGCGACATTGCCGCACAATCCGGCATTTCCGCCGGAGCGTTGAGCGCGTACCTCAAAGGCACCTACACAGGCAACATCGACAACATCGAAACCGCCCTTGCCAACTGGCTTTCCACCCGTGAAAAGAAAGCAAAAGTGTTTGTAGAAGCACCGCACTTTATTGAGATTCCCACCGCGAAGAAAGTGTTTTCCGCATTGGATATGGCAAAAATCCTGCCGACTATGGTGACGGTGTACGGCGCAAGTGGCGTGGGCAAAACCAAAGCCTGCCAAGAGTATGCGAAAAGTAACCAAAACGTATGGATGATCACCGCAAGCCCGGCGCGCGCCACCTTAAGCAGTATCTTGTTTGAGTTAGCTCTTGAACTGGGCATTAACGACGCACCGCGCCGTAAAGACCGTCTATCTCGCATGATTACCAAGAAACTCAAAGGCACACAGGGTTTAGTCATCATCGACGAAAGCGACCACCTGCCTTACGACGCTTTAGAAGAGATCCGAATCATCCAAGAAGAAACCGAAACAGGCTTCGCACTGATTGGTAACGACAAAGTGTACACACGAATCCAAGGTGGCGTGAATCAAGCGCATGAATACGCTCGTTTATGGTCACGCATTGGTAACAACTGCGGATTAAAAGCCAGTACAAAAGGCGACATTAAAGCTATCGCACAGGCATGGGGGTTAGATGTCGCAGATAAAGACCTGATGACCGTGCTTTATGACATCGGTGGCAAAGCAGGCGGATTGCGCGCTTTAACGCAATATCTACGCCTTGCCGGCATGACAGCCAAAGGACAAGGCACTGTCATCACACTAGACCTCATTTTAACCGCCCAGGCACAAATGAAAGGAGCGAACTAATGGAAAATTCAGCAAAAATCAACCGCACTTTACGCGAACAAGCCAAACCTCACCCTGTGTTTGGTGGATGCAACAAAATCGCACTTGGGTATTTATTACAAGCGCAGAAATGCGTAAACGAACTCAACAAAATGGGCTTGCATGTGGTGAATATTGAGTTCGACAAAATCAAACCACGCGTGCGCATTGAGCAAAATGCCATCACGAAGAAATTTGAGAAAACCGGACAGGCTCTCGCCTATATGCAAGGCAACGACGGTGTGCATTTTGCCGAATACCAAATGATGGTGGAAGGCATAAAAGTGATTTGGCGCAGTTATTTACATTAAGGAGAAACATTGTGAAAACCTTAGCTCTATTACTTGCCGCATTGTGCTTATTATCCGGTTGTGATGTCCGGGCACAATCAGACAGAACACAACTAAAAGAACACTATTACGGCATTAAAGAAGTGTGTATTGACGGGGTGGTTTATCTAATCTTTGACCAATACAACCGTGGCGGAATTACCCCAAAAATTAACGCAGATTTTTACCCTTACACCTGTGTAACCAATCAACAACAAGGAGAAAACAATGGCTAAAAAAGCAACCCGAATTAAAGCAGACACATTCGTCGTGCGCTACCAAACTCGTGACGAAGTGGAAACAGCAATCAAGGAGATCGGCGATTTAAACCGAGAACTAGAACGCCTTGCTATTGAACAAAACGACAAATTAGCGGCAATTACCGAAGAATATGCACCACTCATGAATGAAGTGAAAGAGAAAACCAAACCGATGATGGATGCTGTGCAGGCATGGTGTGAAAGTCGCCGTGACGAACTCACCCAAAACGGCAAAACCAAAACCGGTACATTCAACACTGGTGAGGTGCAATGGCGTCAACGCCCACCAAGTGTGGGGATTCGAGGCGTAGACAGCGTGTTAGATAGTTTAAAAATGCGGGGGTTCACCCAGTTTATCCGCATCAAAGAAGAAATCAATAAAGAAGCCATGTTGAATGAACCGGACACTGCTGCCAGCGTGCCGGGCGTAACGATCAAAACAGGCGTGGAAGACTTTGTAATTACGCCGTTTGAGCAAGAGGTGGCATGATGAAAGATACAACAGAGCTTGAACGGGCTTATCGCTTCTATCAACAAGCCAAACAAGATAAAGATGCGATTGCGTGCGGTTGTTTGAATGATGCTTATGAATGGATTTTTAACGAATTGAAAAAGCTGTTTGATAAGCAGGATTAAAACCTATTTAAACGCTCTTTAAATCCTGTTTTGAGGGGCGTTCATAATATGTTTTAACTAACCGAGAGGACAACACATGGACGAAAAAGAACAAAAGCACAAAGAAGTCGCTGAAAAGGCGGCTGAAGCTGAACGCAACGGCGACTATGAGAAAGCGGCAAGATATTGGACGAAAGCCAGTCTTTTAACTGCTAAATCTGCCGAATTTAACTGGTGCAACGCACGCTCACAATTTTGCCAAAGAATGGCGACTAGACCGTTTACGGGGGAATAAGATGACAGACAAAGAAACCGAACTTCAGCTCGAACAAGCGGTGCGCCAACTCACCCGCGCATTGCGAGAGTTACAAAAAAATCAACCGCACTTTGCGGCGGTGTTTGTGGGTAACGTACAAGCGATGTTACCGAGATTGAGACAGCAGTTGGCGAGATGAAGGTTTGAGATGGAACAAGACAAATTACTCAGAAAAATCAAAAAACTGTTGGCGTTGAGTAAGTCAACCAACCCACACGAAGCGGCAAGCGCACTGGCAATGGCGCAAAAACTAATGGCGGAGAATCAGCTTAATCAGTCACAAGTTGAATTTAGCCAAACCCACGCTAAGCAGAAAACTGCCATGAAATCCGCTAGATATGTACACATGCTGATCTCTGTGATTACAAAGGCATTTGGAGTTGACGGTTATTTATCTAACACTTATCCGGGCAAAAATTACAGCGAAAACAAAATGCATGTTGTATTTTACGGCGCAGAAGAACGCCCTGAAATCGCCTCTTACTGTTTTGATGTGCTATATCGCCGATTACAAGCGGCGCGAAAAGCGTTTTTAGACACGCAAAGCAAACGTCTAAAACGTAGCACATTGATTGCGCGGGGCGATTCCTTTTGCGAAGGCTGGGTTATCGGCGTTAACCAAAACGTGAAACAGTTTGCAATGACCCAGGAAGAAAAGCAAAAAATGGAAATTTACAAAGCAGAAGCGTTTAAGGAAAAGAAATGGAGCGAAACCAAAATACGTGAGAAAGGAAGCTCTAAAGACTACGGTTTGGCGCAAAGTGCAGGCTATAAACAAGGTAAAGAAGTTACGCTGAATCACGGTGTAAATGGAAAAGAGACGGTTAAGTTAGGAGTAAGAGAATGAGTAATAACACATCATTTATAAAACTGAATAAGGAGTTTTTTCATATCCATCAAGGATACCGAATCAGACCTCGTATTGTGACCATTAAAGAAGGCTCAAACTTTAGATTATTTAAACGTAAAAATGGCGAACTCGTCTTGCAAAAAGAGTTTATTGAAACCACGGAATATCTTGATAACCAATCAAAGATGATTAGACCGGTTTGGAAAGATGTGGAAACAGTAAACGAAGACTAAAACTCATTTACAGTCCATTAAATCTCCCCTAGCCCCTCTTTGCGAAAGAGGGGAATTTAAGTGGGCTGAATAATGTGTTTTACAGGAGAAAAGAATGCGATTAACCAAAGAAAAGGCGATTCAGCTGATCCATATTGCCAAGCAACAGCTACGCATGGACGAATTAAGTTATCGGATGTTGCTGAATGAGTTAACCGGCAAAAACAGCACCAAACAAATGACTATAATGCAATTGATTAAAGTTTTAGAAGCCATGGAAAATAAAGGCTTTAAAAAGACCGCAAAACGCCATCATTCGCCGACCACCGAAAACGCCAAAGTGAATAGCTTGATTGCCCACAAAATCCGTGCCATTTGGATTGAAATGGGCAAACAAGGCATGTTGCGCGACGGCTCAGAACGCGCATTAAACGCGTGGGTACGCGGTGTAGTGAACCCAATTTATCAAAAGCGCGGTCAGAATATTCAAATTTTGAACGTAGGTGCGTTGGATAATCAAATGGCGTCATTAGTGTTGGAAATGCTGAAACGTTGGCAAGCAAGGGGGAATGTATGAAATTATGCCGTTGCCCGGTGTGCCATTCAGACATCAACCTAGACCAACTGCTAGAAGATGATGCCGGTCGTGAGTTATTAAGAATCATCACAGAATTAAAATACGGTGTAGCACGCCCGTTGGTTAGCTATATTGCCTTGTTCCGCCCTGAAAAATCTGCCTTGAGCAATACAAGGGCGGTGAAACTTATGCGCGATGTATTAGATCAGTTCCCGCCTTCACAACTTTTGGCCCACTCATTGAGTGAAACAGTCAGTGCGGTGCAAAAGAAACGCCGTGAAAGCAAAAATCTTGCCCCGTTAAGTAATCACAGCTATTTAAAACAAGTGATAGAAACGAACACGCCACTATTTGTCGGCATTGGGACATCAAAACCGGATAATGAAGAACGGAAAGCAGAACCCAAACGGGAAAATGACATCGAAAACACCATTTTATACATTGAAAACTTTGCCCGTTTAGGGCAACCCGTTGAGCATTTGCCGGGATACGAAGTGTGGAAAAAGTGGAAAGAACAACAAAAAGGAGCGAAATAATGAGCACAGAAACCGATATTTTTGATGAAAAAGCCCCTGAAATTTTGGCTGATTTAGCCAAACACATTGAAACGCAGTTGCTTGCTAAAGTGAAGCCAACCACCGAATTCAACGCCGAGCTGGCAAAACAAATCGGTATTGAAGTTGCCGGGCATATTGCGCAAATGTGGGGCGGTGAAGTAATTTACATCCCACGCAACCTGATTTTGTTGTTAAGCGAACGTGACCGTAAGATTTTCAATGAATTCAACGGCACAAATCACCGTGAACTTGCGCGAAAATACAATGTATCAATGCAGTGGATTTACCAAATTGTGAAGCGTGTCACAAAAGAAGAAATCGCCCGACGGCAGTTTGATATGTTTGGGGAAAAATAACCGCTAAAAATGAGAAAAAACGTCCGAAAGGGCGTTTTTTTGTATAAAATCTCCGATGTTAAAAGGAGAATATTATGAATAATGTGTTTTTTGAGAGTTCAAAATCATATAAGCCTGATAGTTTAGATCTGAAACAAATTAAAATAAATGATTACGATGAGCTTCAAAAATTAGCTACATCTTATAAGGGTGATAATTGGGCATTATGTCTTGCATGTTTGTTTAAGGCAAAACCATTTTTATATACTAAGGCTAGTGCTCCTCTTCTGCAACAAATGACAAGATTGCCAATTTTTCTTCAACAAGCAGGATTATTTGAAGAATCCAAGCATGAACTTCAAGAACTATTTGATAATGTGGATAGCCATATTGAAAAGTGCGCAGAATCGATAGGAAAGAATAAAGAATTATACAAAAAATATCTTAAAGCATTGTACTTAAACCATCTGTTTGATAAGGCTAGATTAATTTACAAGAGAGAAGGCTTGAATGATCTATCTATTCAATTTAAGTCTATTGCTTCCTCATATTTCGAAGAAAGCAAGGTTTTAGCTCTAGAGCTTGATAAGTTAAGAAAGCTAGAATTAGCGGAATTTAGACGAGAGTGTGAAGAATTGGATAAGCATTATCCTAATGCTTATGAGGCAGCAGATTTAGTCATAGAACAATCTAAAAAAGCAAAGAAAGTTAAACTGTGGGGAGATATGTTTAAGGTATTTATTCTATTTTTGATTTGTTATTTTATATATAAATTCTTTTAGCGATAACTTCTTTAAATCACTTTAAAATCAATAAAACCCCATCCGTTTTAAACTCCTTTTAAGTTCACTTAGAAGGAGTTTTTTTATGTCTTTATCCCTGCCCATCACCAAAATCGTGATCCACTGTTCTGCCACAAAAAACGGCAAATCATTACGCACGGCAACACAAACCGCCGCGCAACGTATCGACGAATGGCATAAACAGCGCGGTTTTAAGCGTAGCCCTGTGTTAGCCAAACAATTCAATCCACATTTGCAACACCTCGGCTATCACTACGTCATTGACACAGACGGCACCGTTGAAACAGGCCGAATGGTCGGCGAAATCGGTGCGCATGTGAAAGGTCATAATCAATATTCGGTCGGCATTTGCCTTGTAGGTGGTATTGACGCAAGCGGTAAAAACTACGGCGAATACACCGAAAAACAATGGATTTCCCTGCACAAATTATTGCAAAAACTGGAAAGCGAATATCCCAGTGCACACATTTGTGGACATCGTGATTTAAGCCCTGACATCAACGGTGACGGCACAATTACACCAAATGAATGGATTAAGGACTGCCCGTGTTTCGATGTTTGGACGTGGTTAGATTCGGAAGAAGTCGTCAATTTCAACCATTTGTATTTGGGGTAAGTCATGAGCAAACGCGTAAAAAACACCACCGCCCCGAAAGGTTGTGGATACTACAAAGCCCCACGTTGCAAACCAAGCAACAACGCAAAGCGTAACCGCAGAATCAATGGCGGTACAACCGCCGCACAAAGTTTTTACTTATATTGGAGTTACTAATGTTTTCACAGCTTATCACTAACGCCGATGGTCGCCTGTCGACTACGGCATTTATCCAGTTCTTTGGAGCTCTTCTCATGGCGGGGATTTTGGTGTTTTGCGTATGGTTAAATCGCTCCTATGTACCAGAATTATTCACGACATTCGCCCTCTTTTGCGGCGGTGGTGCAGCAACGAAAGGCTTCGCCAACGCAATGCAAAACCGCAATGGCCAAGGGGGTAACGGTGATTAATCTTTATATTGTAGGGGCGGCTTTCGCCGTTTTGGCTGGCGTTTTTATCCATGGTCGCGTGCAAGCGGCAAAAATTCGCAAGCAACAAGAAGAGATCGAATTCGTAAAACGTGAAGCGGCCGCAGTCGCACAGGAGTTAGAAAATGCAAACACTGCAAAAAACATTACTGAAACTAACCGCACTTTGTCTGGCAAGTCTGTTGATGAGCAGTTGCAGTCAAAAGGTTATTTCCGTGAAGACTAGCGGTTGTTCAGCGTTCGGCCTGATTTATCCAAGCCGTAAAGACACCGAAGAAACTAAGCGGCAGGTGCTTAATCATAATTTGACTTATGAAAAAATCTGCCAAAAAAAGGAAGTTAAATAATGCTAGAAACACTGGAGTTTATCCAACGCCATTGGGCAATCGTGGTTGCGATTGGCGGGGCTAAAAGTGAAAAGTAAATTGGAAGAAGCCACGCCTGAAGAGCTAATACAAGCATTACAACGCATAGTCGCTTATCAAGAAAAACGCGCGGTAATGCGAGTGAAATGGTGTATTGACTGTGGAGGGAAAATTCCCGAAAAGCGTCGCTTTGTCGAAGATTGTAAGCGTTGTACCAAATGTCATGTGCGGTGGATTAAGAAAAAATATAAAGCTGAAAGGGTCAAGGAAAAATGATGGATTTATTAGAGTTTATCCAAAAGCATTGGGGCTTAGTTGCCACGGTGATGGGGTCGGTATGGGCTGGCATGAAGTTATCTATGGACAGCAAATACCCAAAACGCAGTGAGATTGACGAAATCCGCAAGAATATTGATGAAGTGGAACAACGCTTAACCAAAGTGGAAGATACGCTCGAACACTTGCCGACAAAAGAAGATTTGTCCACATTGCGTATTTTAATGACCGAAATCAAGGGCGAAACCAACACTACCAATGCACGCCTTTCCACGCTAAGCCATCAAGTCGCATTGCTCATTGAAGAGCGCGTTAAGGGGTAACGATGAGAGATATTTTTATTAAAGACCAACGTTTAGTAATTCTGCGCTCCCTTGTGGACGCCGGGTATGACGCCAATGAATCCATTCTTGACGATTGCTTGGCGTTGTATGGTCACAATATCAGCCGTGATTTAGTTCGTAATCATTTGAACTGGCTGGAAGAACAAGGCTTGGTGCAAATCGAACGCCTTAGTAACGGCTTTATGATTGCGAAAATTACGCAACGCGGCTTAGACGTGGCGAACGGAGAAGCTGTTGTGGAAGGTGTGAAAAAACCTTTACCCAAAGTTTAAACTGCATTTAAAGGAGGTTTAAATGACGGATAAAACCACACGCGGACGCGCCAGTAAAGTCGATTTATTGCCGCCGAATATCAAAACCCAGCTCGCCATGATGTTGCGCGACAAGCATCTTTCCCAAACGCAAATCCTTGAAGAGATTAATGACCTAATCCGTGATTGCGGGCTAGATGACAGCTATCAATTAAGCCGCACAGGTCTTAATCGTTATGCAAGCCGTATGGAACAAATGGCAAGCAAAATTCGAAATGCGCGTGAAGTCGCTGAAATCTGGACGAAGCAATTCGGTGAAGCCCCGCAGAGCGATATTGGCAAACTGCTCATGGAAATAGTGAAGAACCTCGCTTTTGAAACCTCTATTGGCATGAGCGAAAACGGCAAGGCGGAACCGAAAGATTTGGCATTGTTATCGTCTGCGATTCAGCGGCTGGAGCAGGCGGAAAGTTTAAGTTTCAAGCGTGAACAAGCCATTCGCCAAGAAACCATTAAACGCGCGGCGGAAGCCGTGGAAGAAGCCGGTAAGCAACAGGGTGTTAGTTTGGCAGATGTTCAACAAATGGTAAAAGCAGTTTATGGCATCGAATAATACCGTTCTTTATGACTATCAAAAGCGTTGGCTGAATGATAAAAGCCGATTCAAAGTGGCGATGTTTGCCCGACAAACGGGGAAAACCTTTACCACCACGTTTGAAATCGTGTTGGATTGTTTAGACGCGGAAGCAAAAGGCGAACGCACCCGCTGGGTGATTTTATCCCGTGGGGAACGCCAAGCCAAAGAAGCCATGAACGAGGGTGTAAAACGCCACCTTGAAGCCTTGGGCATGGTCTGCGAAGTGCTTGAAGTGCCTTTTAAAGATGACACCACCATTAACGCCCTTGAAGTGGTCTTCCCTAATGGTTCCAAAATCACCGCACTGCCCGCTAATCCCGACACCGCGCGGGGCTTTTCTGCCAATGTGTTTCTTGATGAATTTGCCTTCCACGCCGACAGTCGCGAAATTTGGAAGGCTTTATTCCCAGTCATCTCTGCCGGGTGGAAATTGCGTGTAGTCTCTACACCAAACGGCAAAGGTAACAAGTTTTATGAATTGATGACTGACCTAGACAACACTGAATGGTCACGCCATACCGTCGATATTTATCAAGCGGTATCGGACGGCTTACCACGTGACATTGACCAACTCCGTCGCGGTTTAAATGATGAAGACGCATGGGCGCAAGAGTTTGAACTCAAGTGGTTAGACGAAGCAAGTGCATGGCTTTCTTACGACCTTATCGACGGCGTGGAACACCCCGACGCAGGCAAGCCTGAACTCTATCAAGGTGGTTCCTGTTTTGTGGGGATGGATATTGCCGCGCGTGGCGACTTAACCGTCATTTGGGTGTTGGAGTTGGTCGGCGATATTTATTGGACGCGTGAGCTAATTACACTCAAACGCGTGCCATTGCGCGAGCAGTTGGAAGAACTCAACCGAGTGATGAAACAATATCACGTTGTGGGCGGTAATCTCGACCAAACCGGAATGGGTGAAAAAATGGTGGAAGATGCGCAGTATGAACACGGTAAACGTATTCAAGGCACGCTCTTTAATGTCTCCACTAAACTCAAAATGGCGACGATTGGTAAAACAGCCTTTGAAGACCGCAAAATTCGCATTCCGCAAGGCAATAGCGATTTGCGTGAAGATTTACACAAACTCAAAAAAGTGACCGGTTCAAATGGTCAGCCGCGCTTTACTGCCGAAAGTGACAGCAACGGACACGCCGACCGTACGTGGGCGTGTTTCTTGGCTTTAACATCAGCAGTGGAAGCAGTGATGCAGCCTGTGGTTGCCCACAGCCGTAAACCAAGAGCCAGCCGAAAATTAACGCAAGGATATTAACAATGATCGCATTTGTAACTTTAACCATTTCCGCAACTGTGCTGATTTTCTACAACAAACCGTTTTGGTGGGTATTTTTATTGCTTGCCGCCTTTGTGGATTACGAAAAATAAGGAAAGCCAATGACATCCAAAAAACAAGATTTAGTCACCGTCATCGCCACCCGTGCCAAAGCTATCGACTTCTGGTCGTTTATGCATTATTTACCCAACCCTGATCCTGTTTTGAAAAAAATGGGCAAGGACATTTCGGCTTACCGCGAAATCCTATCCGACAGCCACGTGGGTGGCTGTGTGCGCCGCAGAAAAGCGGCAATCAAGGGGCTTGAATGGCGCATTACGCCAACCGGTAATGAAAAAACAGACGAGATTTTGACCGCACTTTTCGACCGCTTGCCGGTGAGCCAAATCATCAACCAAATTTTAGATGCTACCCTGTTTGGCTACCAAGCCTTGGAAGTCATGTGGGAAAACCAAAACGGCTTATTATTGCCTGTTGCCGTGGTGGGGAAACCGCAGGAATGGTTTGTGTTCGATGAAGAAAACCGTTTAATGCTCCGCACCAAAGATAACCGCAACGGCGACCTTGTTCCGGAAAAGAAATTCCTGCTTGCGACGCAACAAGCGGACTATATGAACCCTTATGGTCGAGCCGACCTTGCTATGTGCTTTTGGGCGGCGACCTTCAAGAAAGGTGGCTTTAAATTTTGGCTGGAGTTCATGGAAAAATACGGCTCGCCTTGGCTGGTAGGTAAACACCCTCGCCAAGCGCAGGTACATGAAATTAATGAACTGTTGACCAGCATGGAAGAAATGCTCGGCACTGCCGTGGCGGCAATCCCAGAAGATAGCTCCATTTCCATGTTGGAAAGTGCAAGTAAAAGCGGGTCATCACAAGTGTTTGATGATTTTCTGCGTTACTGCAAGTCTGAAATTGCTATTGCGTTATTAGGGCAAAACCAAACCACCGAAGCGGAAGCCAATCGTGCGAGTGCAACCGCAGGCTTGGAAGTGACACTTGACATTCGCGATGACGACGCAAGCCTTGTGGAAGGCGTATTCAATCAATTATTGGTGTGGATTTGCGAGCTGAATTTTAGTGTAGAAACCTTGCCGACCTTTGATTTGTACGAACAGGAAAGCATTGATAAACTCCAAGCAGAACGTGACGGCTTACTGGTGGGCTTGGGCGTGCAATTTACCGAACAATACTTAATGCGTACCTACGGCTTTGAAGAAGGCGACATTGTGGTGCAAGAAATCTCCCCTACCCCCCCTTTTCAAAAGAGGGGGGGAAGTCAA